GAGTTGTCGTACTCATCAACTTCTTCTTCATCGTCCTCATCACCAAACTCGCCATCTAACTCGCCTTGTTCGTCGTCGCCATCTGGATTCAATTTATCAATAACAGATCGCATTGCTGGACCAGCTGCCATTGCTACTGCTGGTTCAACTTCTGCTGGCTCGCCTACTGCTACATCCATAGGAAGTTCTGGTTCATTGTGTTGTTTAACACCCGCTAAAGTCATAATGTCTTTAAGCATTGCACTCAGTTCTTCACCACTGCCAGCAGTAATATTAATGCTTGCAGGCATCGACGGACGTTCGGGCGCCATTCCACCCATTCCCATCTCAGGCATAACTCCACACTCTTTAACTATAGTGGGATTCTTTGCGTCAAGCGCGGCTAATCGTTTTAATACGTCAATCATTTGCATAATTATTTCCTTGGATTGTAATCCGATTGTTTAATCGGACTAACATTATTAGCTTCCGCATCAGTGTTATACTTTGCAGCGCCTTCTGTTGGGATCACTTCACCGCGTTCTTTGCGTTGAAGTTTTAAAATATCGTTTAGTTCTTTGACAAATCCAGTATTGTATTTGTCGCCATAGTAATCTTCAAACTTAGGATCACCTGCTTCTTTATAATTAGGATCATCTAACAGGGCACCTTTTCTCGGTTCGCTCGGTGTTTGGTATTCTTCACTAGGCTCGCCCGGACGACGAACTACTAAATGTTGCTTACTAACTCCTAGCTCTGTTGATAGGTATTCAGTTAGTTCTTGTTGTGTTGTAGGATAATCTAAACTTACTTCATAGATAGATACTTCGCAGTTTTTTACTTGCGGGAAATCTAACGGAAGTGATTGGATCGGAGTTTTAGCAGTTTTCTTAAAACCACTAACTGTGTACTTGTTTAACAATGTCTTTAATGCAGCTTCTTGTTCGACCGTAAACTCTCCTGCTACTTTAACACGAAAGTCATACTTTTTTGCTGACTCTGACAGATAGTGAGTAAATGTTTTCATAGTATTATTTATTCATATTCCTAAGTTTTTCAAGGATACTATTTCTATCAGTTAGAATATATCCTTCCCCCTCAACAGGATCACCGGTACCTTCGCCGTTTTTCCTATCAATCGCTAGCTTCTTTAGTTGCAAATCAACCATTTTAAGTTTCTTATCTATCTTTGCACTCTTTGCAGAGATAGCGGCTGTCATCATACTAGCAGCAACTTCAAACATTCTTGCCCCGTATCTAGCTTCTACATTCATACCTAGATCCATTAAATCGTCGTATGCTTGTTCTGCTTTCTTAGCAAGGGCGTCAAACTCTTCATCGCTTGCGTCTCCTAGTCCCTTTACTTTAGGCAGGGCCGCTGCGATTTTATCAAATTCTTCTAGCTTGTCTTGTAAATCAATTACAGGGACAGGAACTGCATCTACAGGCGTAGGATTAACAAGTCTGTCAGCTGGATCAATATTCAAAAGTTCTTCTAATCGTTTAGTCATAATCTTACTTATTCCGCTTTTTAGGATTGTGAAAAATATCGTTCTCACTTATGATTCTAAACTTAACACCGTTCTGCTGGGCCCAGGCTGCGGCGACTGCCCACTTAGCTTGGTTCTTAACAAACTGTGCTTGATTGTAGGGATTCTTTCCTACCTTTTCTAATAGTGTTTGATTGAGAGGTTTTATCTCAATCAGTTCGGCGTGTCTCTTTTGATTCTTATCTAGGTACACAATAAGGAAGTCTGGGACATATACAGTTTGTTTGCCGGTAAGTGGATCTCTATATGGGATCTTTATGGGTTCACTGGACCACTGTTGTATTGAAGGATTGTTATCACAGAACTGCATAAAAGTTAATTCCCAAGAACTCCTATACGTGGGAAGTTTAGTTCCTACATACTTTTCAAGATTTCGAATCTTGTATATATCCTTGGCGAATTTTAAACTCATGCAAGTATGTTTCTTAATATTTCCGTATTGGGAGCAAACGGTTGTGCATAACCCAATGAGCTCGTTTTAAATCTATTGTAGTTTAGAATTTCAGAAACTAGGCCCGATAATTCTACAGAATTAAGTCCCTTAAGGGTATCTAAAATTTGCATCGCATCATACCCGTCTTGCTTTGCTTGCGTCATAATTGTTACTGCAATAGCCTCTGCAGATACTTCACCAAATCCTCTACCTGTAAAATATCCTGTCATTGCGGCAAGCACTGTTGCATTAAGTTCCACCGGAGTGGAATAATAATTATTAAATGCCTGTAACGTTTGTTCGGACGGAGTAGACTCAGGAGGAAGGTTAGAATAAGATTGGCTCATGATTAGCCCTTAGGAAATATTATAGATGCGGGATTGGCGCGAGTGCTGCCATCTACACTGGTGTTAAATCCCTTAAAGATATTGATGCCGATGCCGCCTGGCAGATTAAATACTCCAGGTTGATTTTGTGTGCTTGCTGGTTCGGCATACTTCCCCGCGCCTCCACCTAACGCACCCATTACACTTCCTGCAATGTTATATCCTGTTGCACCCATTCTGCTCAAGCCTTGTCTATTCAAATAATTTTTAGCAAGGATAGTTGCAATATCTATTAGCGGATTGCTTGTTTGTGACTTGGCGGGCCCAAATACACTTGCCTTTCCCGGCTTATCAAATGTAGATTTATTCCGGGCGTATGTTGGAGAATTCGCTTCATTGCCAGCGACTAACAACGGACTTGGATCTGTATCATAATATACCGCTGCCCAATTTGCCGGCTCTTCTCCCGGACGAATCGTTCCGCTCTTATAAATTACACTTTCGTATTCAATGCTGAGTTTATTTTGTAGTATTTTATTTCCGGAATCTTGACTCACTGAATCATGTTGCCAGTCCTTAACTTTAGGATTGACTAGTGTATATTGTGTAAATTGTCCTTGATGCAATACATATAAATCTATAGAATCAAAAAATGGAACGGTTAACCCATTGTCATATCTACCATATGAATAATCCGTTGTACCAAATTTAGTGTCTGCAAATGCGCGCGATGGCAAATTACTATCAGCATAATAATTTTTGTAATAATTTATCCATAGGTTATGTGTGATATCGCTGTTGTCATCATGTAATTCTATAGAGATAGGATTGTAAGTTAATCTTTTCTGAACAACTGTTTTTCTATTGTATTGATTTACTGTCTCGGTTTCAATAGTGAATTTAGGGAGATCTGTTTTTTTAACAAGCAACCCTACGTCAAATATATCTCGTTCGCCCCACGTTGTGTCACCAACAGCGGCACGATTAATGTTTAGTTGAACGAAATATAAGAACCCTACCTTAGGTGCTCTTGCATACGTGCTATCTACATATAATCTGCTGGCATGTTGATAATCCTTCATTACGGGACCATAACCTTTATTAGACAAGAAATTATTAAATGCGTTACTCATACTAATATTTAGCCAAAGAAAAACCTGGGATAAGCCAGGTCTTTCGTGAGTTAATAACTATTAACCAGTTGTTAGGCCTTGCGCTGTCGGTGGACGTACATTTCTTCCAACATCCATTCCGATGCCAGATGCTGTTCCGCCAGGTGCTTCAAGCTGAATAACGTTGTCTACGGATATTGTCATGTCAATGTCCATCGGATCATTGCTTGCATAATCTCCGCCTTGATATGTTGCGGCTTTAATATAGCAACCCAGGAATTCCATACTTTCTAAAGTAACTGGCTCATACGAACCGTTGCCACCGTCTAGAATCTCTACACGCATTCTAAATTTGTAATCAATACCTGATGCAGCACCGCTTTGTTCAAAGAAGTCAAACTGTTTCTGCAACTGTGCGCCGACTAATTTGCTTACAACACCGCTTGCGTCGTCGCGAATTTTTAGTTTCGCATCGCCGACTTTGTGTTTACCTTGTAACTTAACCCTGCTGTTATACACATCGATAACAATATCATCAAATGTTATTTCTGGACGACTTACAGTCATAACTTGTTTAGTTAATTCTGTGCTAGGGGATCCGGGAACACCGAACTGATCTAAGGTAACGCGGAAGCGATACTTCAGTTTTGGCATCAACAGCCCTTGCGTGGTCGCACCTGCGCCTGACGGCAACGGTACTGTGAATCTATTTAAACTTGCAATTGGCATACTAAATGCTCCTTAATCTATGTTATTTACCTATTATAGTCCAGCGGCAATGTCACCAGTATTTTTCAGTCTTAGTGGAATGTAAATAAATTCAACCGCTTTAACTGGCTCAATAGCAATGTCCATATATAATTCACTGCGATCAATTCTAGCAGGTGTATTATTTGTTTCGTCACACACTATAACATAGTCATATAGAGCACGTTGACCCACTAACTCTAGCATTAGGCTTTCAGCCGCTGCTTTGATTTCTCTGCGAGTTTGTGCATCATTAGGTTCAAACAAGAATGGTCTTGCAAGAATGTCTAATTGTCTACGTAGATAGCAAACTAAGCGAGCCACGTTAATTCTATCTAACGAACTTGCATTTCTAGCACGAGTGCGTTGGCCGTACGCTAAAAGTCCCACACCCGTTAATGTTGCGATAGGGTTAATTTTAACGCTATCCAACACATCACGGAGTCCTTGATATAGTGCAACTGTTTTAAATTCGCCTGTTGCTGCATCAATGTATCCCGCTGAAGTAGCATTGTCAACACCACCGCGGCGTGTTCCTGCAGGAGCAAACCATTGGAAGCTCTTTGCGTCGCTGTTAAGAATAGTTCTCAACATCATGTGGCTAGGCGGAACAACAATATAGTTGCCAGTATTGTCATTTGTATAACCGCTTGGATAGTACATGGCCATGTATTCGTCATAGCTTGTAGCACCGTCGTCACCATTGTCTAGGGCGCCAGCAGTATTCAGTCCCCAAGCATTTAATGCTGTTCCTGTAGGTTCTAAACGGAATGGAGTATCACCAACAACAAACGCAGTAATACCTCTATCAGTATTAAATGCAATCATGTTCTGAATAGCTTCAGTATAACCAGGAGTAGCAATTAGGTTGAAGTTTAGCGTATCTGTGTCTCTAATTGTTGTGTTAGAGTCAATTAGTTCCTTAAATGCGTTAACAACTTGTGCTCTTTGTGCTTTGCGACCAAATACACCAGAGCCGTCGGCGGCAACGTTATGTTGGCTAACCCAACGAGCTGTTGCGTATGCTGTCATAGATTGATTTTGGAATCGAGTATTCAATCCGCTATTAGCATATACATCAATGTATCCGGTAATGTATTTCTTTACGTTAAATCCGCTGCGACGTGTATTAAATAGACGCATGCCTCTTGGATACAATGCAGGATCAGGAGCATCTGGGTCTAAATAATTACTTACTAGTAACGCACTGATTGTCGAGGCATCTAAAGTTGTACCAGCAGTTGCCCAACGAGCATCAGCAAATAACCATCCGTCTGGAGTTTCTTGATCTGTCGTGTCTTGTAGTACCCATCCGTCCACAACACTATAGACGTAAATGTCTTTACCATAACGTTCTAGGTCAGCAGTGGAGATCCAAATGTCTCCATTAACTAATGCAGAACCGTCGCTCTGTCCGTTTGTAGCTTCTGGAGCAACAGCAGCAACAATAGGGCCTGCAGGGCTCGTAGTAGAGAATGCCGAAGCATCGTGATAACTAACCCAGGTAGTTCCATTGTGCCACATAATATCAACTTCGTCTACTACACTGCTATACCATAGTCTTCCATCTGCTGGAGTAGTTTCCGGAGCAGTCGGCAATGCTTCATATACTAACGGTTTCCAGTTAGTTGCGATAAAGGTTGACACATCTCCGTACGGTGCTACATACAAATTATCCGTAGTTAATGAATATCCCGAATTAGCTATCGGAGAACCTTCGCCGTCTTTTAATTCAAAGTCGCCTCCTAATGCATGAGACATTGTTAATTTACTCGTTGCATTATCAAAACTTGCAGTTACATTTACTACCCCTGCTGCACTTATTGCTGCAGAAAATAACGAAGCGAGAATAGTTGTAGCAGTAGTAGGAGTAATAGTTATTGTCCTAGGAGAAGCCCACACTGATGAATTTACTAGGGTTTCTGTGAGAGTAAACACATAACTCGGCGCGGTTGATAATGCAGTAGTAACAGCACCTACAATAGTAGTAGCACCCGAATTAGCGCGTCTCCATAATTTAAAATCAACAACGTTAACACCAGAATTCCCATAATCTGTTTCGACAAAAACAGAACCTACTGCGATATTTTTTCCGCCCACAGGATCTAATGTGTATGTTGCTTTTGGTAAAGTATCAAATACCGGTGCCGCAACCGAGCTCCAACTTTGTGCGGTGCTGCTGTAATATTTAACACTCCAATTTGCACCATTACTCGGAACTGTTGTTGTAATCCAAACACTGCCAGTCGCGGTAGAAGAATCGAACACCGGATACTGATAGTGAGGACTGAGTGCTACTTGCTTGTTCGTATCAAATCCGGTCAATATAACAAGCCAGGTATTTGTAGGTATTTGTTTATACCATAATTTATTAGTATTATTTTTAGTTATTACTATACAATATCCGCCTTGTACCCCGATGCTTTCGTTAGGCTTGGTATCATCTCCTGGATCAAATGAAGAGCTAGGTGAAGAATCATCTAACACAATCGGAGTTTTAACGGTAAACTTTAGTGTTGTTTGATTCCATTCTTTAATACCATACACACTGTTTGCAGTGTCTACCCAATATGTTCCACTAACAGGATCACCAACAGGTGCGCTGCTAGTAGGTACAAGTTGAGCAGTATCTAAGTCTGCACGAACAATATATGCTCTAGAGCTCACACCTAGTACACTATATCCAGTCTGGAGACCGTATTCGTTCAATTCGTGTCCGTGTAATGGGTTGCTGCTACTGTCAGTATAAAATACCGGAGTACCAAACGTATCAGATAAGTCACGTTGCCCGGTCATTAGCCATACTTTACCAGCGTTCGCTGCTGTAGTACCTAATGCGATTGTGCCGCTTGGGTTTGTTTTGTCTTGTGCAGAAGCCACAAATAACATCGGGACAGTGCCCGGTGCCGAGGGAGTATAAAAACTCTCGTCTATTACTTGTACTTGTACGCCTGGTGAATTCAATGTTGCCATTCTACTATCTCCTATATGGATTGCTTTGATTTATTTACCATAAAGTCAATAAAATGCGGGTAAATAACTCATAGGAAAGGGAACTAAAAAGGGCGCAAATGAGAGATTTATGTAAAGAATGTAATAAAAGACCTGTCGCTATCAACTATTATAAAGAGGGGAAGGCGTTTTATAGATCTAAATGTGATCATTGTTCGCGAGGGCGGAAGGAAGGTATCCCATTATGGCAGAAAGCAGGGTACAAGAAAAAAGCCACATGTGATAAATGTGGCTTTGTTTCAAAACATACAGAGCAGTTTGATATCTATTATGTAGACGGCAATCCTATCAACTGTAGGTACACTAATCTAAAAACAGTATGCGCTAACTGTCAACGCATACTACACAAACTCAAGCTGCCTTGGCGACAGGGCGATTTGCGTCCTGACTTTTAACTACTTGCTCAAGCTGGGAGAACAAGGCATCAATAGTAGAATCGTTTAATACAATGTGGTCAATCTTGTCACCTGCCCACGAGTATTCTGAAGCGTGAATTTTTAATTGATCTAACCGTGCTTTGCCCGTTGCCCATCCTGAATTACAATCTGGACCTTTGTTGTAATCTACAGCAAACGAGAACCATTCAGGATCTTCACCTCGCTTAATGCGAATAACAGCACCGCCTGCATTGTGAATTGCTTTGATTTCATTTGGGAAGCGCACGTCACTAATAACAATATCGTCTTTAGTCTTACGCATTTTGTTTTCTAGGGAGGCGATCCAGATATCGTCATGAAAGCCCACACGACATACCTCAGTGCCCCAGTATTGTAGGACCCAACGTGGGGTTAGTTTTGGCATCTTTAAACGCTTTGCCCACCATGTATCTACTTGTTCTCGCCATTCCCGGGCTTCTGTTGTGCGCCCCTCTAATAGAATACGGTCCCAACCAAACACGTTTGCCACAGCATCTTTTAATGTGTTAGCAAAGCTGTCTCGTCTATATCCGTGATAGTTAACCAAGTAATCTGCGGCGGTGTCTTTGCCAGCGCCTATTAATCCCACAAAACCTACAATCATAGCATCTCCTCGCGATACTATAATTTATTACATTTACGTTACAATGTCAATATTTTTATCAGCCAAATCACCAAGAAGATAGTTCAACTCTTTTCCAAATTTTTGAAACTCCGTTAAAATTTTTAGTACAATAAAAGAAATAATTTTCGTCGATTGCTACATCACCTTTTTTATCTCCAGCTACTCCTACCGACGATTTTACAATATTTGATTTTAAATTTAAGGTAGTTAAAAAAGAAGTCCTATCTGTGTCTAGCCGAATTATTTCAGTTTCGGGTTTATTTTTATTAACAGAAGCAATTACCTTTAAACAGTTGGCACCTGATTTATCTTGTTTTACTTGTAATCTGAAACAATGATGTGTTTCATCATCCTTAGATCTAAATCCTAACCAATTACCTACAGATACTTTAGGAGCATGAAAGTATCCATCTAAAAATATATCAGCACTGTGTATTTGACGGGAATGAATATATTCAGTTGTTAAGTGGGTCGTTATTATATTGTCTGTTTTTATATGATTCGTTGTTATATTTTCTGAATAAATGTTATTAGTTTTTATTTCGATAACTTCGAGCCTACTTTTACCTTCATTCCATACGCAAGCATTTCCTGTACTAACAATGCTAGTATTACCATCGGCGCCATATATTGCAAAAGAACTAGTTGTACCTAAATCGATGTTGGTAGCATTGCTAATAAAAACAGTATCATCTATTTGAGATACTGCTATATTATTGACTCCTACATATATCATGTAATTGCCTCGTTAGCTACGATTTTTTTTACTAGTTCTTCGTATATTTTTTTACATATTTTGTTTCTTGAATTTTGATCTAGGTGAAATTGACCAACACCCCATCTATGATGAGTATCTAAAAATACATATTCATCTAATTTAACTACAGGAATATCAGATTTATAATGATGTTTAAATTTATTTAAAATTAGCATCGATAACCGTTCAGCATATTTGTGATCTGTCGGATCTGTGACGATTTTAGATTGTTTATACAAGAAGATATCAGACGGGTCTTCGATTACTTTGGTCACTGACTGATCATTGCTTATTACAAAATCTGCAAAATGTGTTTTAACAAGTATAACTCTATCTTGAAATATATCATATATGTCTCTGGCAAAATCAACTAACATATCAAACGATAATTCAAGTGATTCTTTAGTATCGAACGGAAGATGATACAGATCGTTTTGTATGTAATCTTTATATAGCCAGTAGAACTTATTTGCCGGATGTGCTATTTTTTTCATTGCTGGCAAGCATGTAAAACATTCCTGACCAGCAAGAATTTTTGTATATATTTCAGCACTAAAATTTATTATTATGTAATCATTTGGGCCTGCATGTTTTTTATAAAAATTTAAATAGGGAAATTTTGCCACTTCTTTGTAAACTAACGTGTCGTTGTAATTCTTATTTTTTTTCAAATGCATTGTTTCCGTTACACACTTCGCGATATTTCCCGGATTTGTATATAAAGAAACAATACTAGTTCCGGCTACAGGAAAGGTTGTGTTATTGAAATCTAACTCTTGATCTCTCAATTTAGAAGTTTTACCATATGGTGACTCATACACAACATCGAATTTATCATTCATCATAGTGTTGTCTACAATATCATGCAGATCACACGCGCCAAATAAAAAGATTTTAGGGAGAGATGTAGGTCGGACAATCATAACATTAGGATTCTAATATTATAATTTACTACATTTACAGGATGTTGTCAATATTTTTATTAGCCAATTACGAATGTAAGTGGGGTGCCGCCGTCTTTGTAGTTGATTAAATCTTGTTCTAGCATTTCTAAGTCTGCTTTTGCTTCGCTCTTTAGTGCTGTACCATTGAGGCTGGTGCCACCTTGGGGGGATGCGATTTGGGCGAACTTTTCACGTGCTTCACCTAGCATTAGTTTGCTAGTTGCAAGGCTGTAATCTTTAAGCCATTGTCCCGCAAACTGATCCTGCATTAGATTAAAGTCTGGACGATAGTTATACAGCCATAGCATCACTTCTTCCTCACTGCGAGGACACTGCA